GTGCGCCAGTTGGCGCAGCCGATAGGCTGGGTCCGGCCCAGCATCCAAGATGCTTTGGGCCTGCGCCACGCGGAGGGGCCGCGTGCGTTGGAAGAACTCGGCCCAGAACGCGAGGTCGCGCAGGGACTTCGTCTTACCACGTCCGCTCCGCTCGGGGGCGATGCCCCTGCAGGCAATCTCGGGGACCCAGAGAATCCGCCCAGTCAGCCAGCCGACCTCGTCGAGCCATGTTTCGTGCCACCACTGAGGGAAGTAGGGCGGGAACATGTAGCCGGTCGCTTCGATCCAGGTTGCGTTGACTACGGTGTTCGCCGGCATGGTGCCCGCGCCGAGGCCGAAGTAGACGAGGCCGGGGTGCATTGTTTCAATAATAATTCCCGCTGTTCGTTCGGTCGCGGTGTTCTCGGTAGTGATGAAAGTCTCCAGTGCCTCTCGCACAAGGCGGTCCCACCCCGGCGTCTCGATGATCTGATCGTCGGCGTGCTGGACGTAGGCGTCCGCGGGAGCCGCTGCGGCAAGGATGTTGTATTTTTCTCCTAGAGAAAGAGGGCGCTCCATTGTAACGATTGTTGAAAAATCTCCCGCGAAGCGATCCCCCGTTTCCATGCTAACCACATCATCGATATCAAAACCGATAACGATGTGGGTGTTGGCCTTGTCCTCGGTATTCCGCGTGAGCGCATCGAGCGCCTGCGCCAGCTGGCTCGGCCGGCCTCGGGTCGGGATGGTGACGGTGAGTTTCATAACAGCCCAAGTTCTCCAAGGTTAACGGTGTTGATATCGGCCCTGGCCGACCGCGCCACCCGGCGCTCTTCAGCGTAGCGCCGGAAGTATTCGTCGCGTAGCGCGTTGTGCGCGTCGCCGGAGGCGGCAAGGCGACGAACGCCCCCGGGCTCCCGAGCCTCGATCATGTAGGCATAGCCTAGCATGGAACTGTAGGGGCTCCGCGCGACTTCGCCGAGGGCGTCGGCCAGGACGTATGTCTGCTCGTGGCCCGTGGGGCTGAACTCGATGGTGAGGGAGAAGGTGACGGAGGGTGACACTATGTCTCCTAGTAGCTGCCTGGCCTAGGGCAGTCGTCGTAAGCTCGCAAACCCTCACGGCACGGGGACCGGCCAACGTCCGTCTTTAACTCCTGGCCGCCTCGGTCTGCCAACCTGTCTCGTATGCGCACCTGCGTTGACCTGGGCATCGGGTGGCGCTCAAAGTCGATCGCTTCGCGGGGGTACATCACGCGGTTACCTCCGGGCCGTACTCTTCGTCCAACCGCTGCATCTCTTCCCAATGGCGCTCTTCTGCTTGGCGCGTCTCTTCGTCGTAGTACGCCTGCTGTTGAGCCTCTTCTTCCTGCATGCGGAAGTATTCGGCTTCCTCTCGGCGATACTGTTCGCGGCGGGCTTGCGCGCGCTGCTCGGCGGCGCGTTCTTCTGCCTGTCGCTCGGCATCGCGATATCCGCGATTCCAGGCTTGTTCCGCCTCTTCGCAGGAGGGCCGGTGCCAATCATCCCGGTAGGGGTTGCGCCAAGAGCCGTCGCCACGCTCAAATGAACGCTCGCCTTGCCGGCGGGCCTCCCACTCGGTGGGGCAGTCCCATCGATGTCCCATCACCCACCCCACGCGACCGGCAGCCCGACGCAGAGCAGGAGCATCACCGCAGCCAGCGCCACGAAGTTCGCCGCCAGCTTCCAGAACGGCCAGCGCGCAAAGGCCGGCGCAGACCGTTCCAGAGGCGGCTGGTAGTGCAGCGTGTTCTGGTCGCTGGCACGGTATTCGTCGAAGGTCATGTCAGGCTCCGTAGCTGCCCGGGCGCTGCCCCGAGCGGTAGGTGGTGTCGAGGTCGGGAACGGCGGATGCGGCGGCTAGCTTCGCGCACCACAGCTCATCAACGCCGCGCTCGATAAGCGCGATGGCCTCGCTGATGTGGTCGTCCGTGTCGTTGCCCAGGCGGCTGTAGAGCCGCACGAGGATTTCCAGCTCGGCCTTTAAGTTGTCGTGCGATCGCCGAATGTCCGACAGATTGGCCAGCGCATCGTCGGCCGCGTCCTCCAGGCGGAGGCGGGCGGTCATTGGGGCCTCCTCTTGCGAGGCAGCCTCGGCGTCGGCTGCCATGCGACGGGCTTCAGGAAACGTGGCCAGCAACCAAACTTGGCCATTTTCAAAGCTTCGTCCTTCCGCTGCGATGTCCGCAGCGGAGGGTTGTACGGCGCACAGTCATCTGCCCAATCCATCGCGAACAGCAGCCGTTTTCCCCTCGGCGCGTTCTCCATGTCGCTGCGCCAGGCGGTCATGGCTTGGCCTTCGCGAGGGCGGCGATTGCAGCCTGCTTGATGTCGAGGAAATGTCCCCACTCGCCATCTTCGGGTAACGCATCAACAAGTGTTTGCAGCGCCGCGACCAGCTCGTCATGGCAATTCGCGGCCCGGACGATGAACGCGGCGTTGGCGCGGGCCTCTTTCTCGGTCAATCCCTCAACCTGAGTTGAAAGCAAGTGCCCGTCCGGCTCACATATCGAGAGGCCGTCGTGGCAGACTTCCCAAGGCGTCTTCGTGTGGGTCATTCAGCCCTCCCGGACTGGCGGGTGCGGGAATTGTTGATCGCAGCCGACAGGATTAACGGGCAGTCGAAGTCCTCGCAGCACTCGGCTTGATCGGCGAACTCAAACTTTTCGCCGCAGCGTCGGCAGATCACGGTCTCGTCCGCCCCGCCGTTCCCCACTCTCGCGTCGCTCATCGTGCGCTTGTCCATGCTACAACATCCCCGCTTCGCGCAGAAGCTCTAGGGCCTCCGCCTTGCGTTCCGCCGCTGACGCGTCAAGCGCGGCCATGCGGGGGCGAAGCAGCGCCTCGCACTGCGCCTGCGTCAGCGCCGCGTCGTGGCCGATACGGCGTTCTGCCGGGGCCGCTGCGCGCCGGGCCAAGAGCATCCGGCGGATAACCGGCCAAGCTGTGTCGAGTGGCAGCGAGACCGTGTGGTCTCGCCCGCCTGGGGCTGCGGAGGGCACCCGGATCTGTAGGTCGGTGCCCTCAAGCCAGAGGGTTAGGCCGTCCATGAGGCTAGCGCCCTGCCGCGAACAGTGGCCACAGCACCAGGGCGAGCCCGAGCCATGCGCCCAGGGCTGCGGTGAGGCCATGGAGAAGGAGTTGTTTAAGCATCGGCTTTCTCCGTGGTTGCGGCGCGAATAAAGCGCTCCACGTCGAAGGCGACGTTAGTCGGCTGAAGCTCCCGCGCGAAACATTCCGCGATATGGCGGACGTTTTCGGGCTTGAAGCTAAGCCGGGAAATGATGGCGGCGATTAGCCGGTAATCCTTGCGTGTCATAGCGTCCCTCTCGCTTCGCGTGTCCCCTCGGCACCCGGGGTCCGTGGTGAGGGGACACGCTATAAGTGACCCCGGGTGCTTCCGGTCGATTGCCGACCGTGGACGATATCGTATACGCGCATCGCGCGTTTGTCAAGGGGAAACGTGTTTCTGTGTTGAAAATGTTTGCCGGGTGGCGATAGCGCGATGCGGGGCACAAGCCGCTATCGCTCTTCTTCGTCATCAGGATAATCACCCGCAGCCCGTGAGCATGTCCTAAGCATTGCGTCTCGCGCGTCGCTGAGTTGTTTTTCAAGCACAGCTATCGCTGCCATGTGTTGTTCAGCTCCGTTCCCCTCAGAGTCTTGCATTCGCGCTTTGGCCTGTTCGTATTCCTTATATCGGTAGTAATACGCCATTGCCTTTCGTGCTATCGTCGCTGATTTAATCATCTTTATCCTCCGCTTCCTGAAGTTTCACGAGTGAATCAAGCTGCAGGGCTGGCCCGGTATCCCGATCGGCCTCGGCTTCGTCTTTAAGTCTCTCCGGCTCTATGGTGATGCTCCGGCTTCGCCGTTTGGCCTCAAAAGGATAATCGCGCCAATAGAACTGCCGACGACTGAGAACTATCTTTCGTTCCAGCACCATGTAATGGAGTATAGCTAAGACAAGATCGCGCGTTTGGTGAGATTGCCCAAGATCAAGCGCGGCTTCTCCGTTTTCCACAATCCCCTCCGGGATTTCAAAGAGTTCCCCCGCGAGCTTGTAAAGCCGCTCCGGGTGTATGATCTTCGGGCACATCTTTCGCGCGTTGTACATGAATAGATGGATGATATGCTCTCTACCTTGCGCCTCGAGCGCCCGGAGCAGCCGTCGGCGCTTGCGAGTTAGGAGCGCCATGCTCCTGGGTTCCAGTGGCTTTGCCATTCGCGTGTTCCCGTGTTCCGTGAACGGGGATAATAACACGCGGGGCGCGATATGTCCACGCTTTTGTTTATTAACCGTTTAACGATATCGCATGTAAACCATTGATCCGCCACGCGTATTCGCGAAGCGATATCAGCACGCTTTACAGCCTTGCACCACTACCTAGGTGTGGCGAATCCGCCACAGTGTGGCTTTGAGATTTCCAGAAGAAATCTGTAAAAAAAAAAAAATTAATAAATATTAAAAAAAAAGCCCGTATTTCTACCTATCCCGGAGACGAACGCTTGCGTTGGCTGCAAAGCGTGCCGATATCGGAAACGAAATCGGGCAACCAAATCAATAGGTTGCCCGAGATATCGCCAAGTGGTTAACAAACAAAAGCGCGCCGATGCCGCAGAAAGAGAGGCTTACCTAGCCCCTCGTAACTACAATTGTAGTTTCCGGACTCACAGCAAACTGTCGATATCCACCTCCCCCGCGCCTTCCGCCGCGATCTGCTCGCGGGCCATGGCAATCGTCGAAGGCTGGATTGAAAACGCTCGAACGAGCATGGTCTTGAATTCATCGAGCGAACAATCCAGGTTTTTGGCCTTCATCGCTTCGACGAGTGCATTGCGCGAATACTTAGCGACGAGCCCCTTGGCAATCGCCTTGGCGCGTGCCGCGACCGGATCAGCCGTGCGACCACGCGAACCAAGTTCCCCTTCGTACAGTCGCGCGATCAATTCGTTGATGGCGAAGGCCATTTCTTCGACCGAGTGCCCCTTGGCCACGGCCATATCCGATAGGCTGTCCGCAAGCTTCTGCCGCACGCCATACTCGATCAAGTGCGCTTGCACCTCGGCCGGAAGCCGGTCCCAGTCGACCGATACGGTCGTGTTGATCTTCTTAATGAATACGTCCATCACTTCCACTCCCCGCGCCGATATGCCCCTGCGAGCATGAATGCGACTGTGGCCGCGTCGCCCGGATGATCCACGAATGCATCGTGAATGTAGTTCCCGCACCATGGACTCGGCATCTTGCCGACATCCAGGCCGTAGTCACGGTGTAGCATCATCCCTACAACCGCGCCTTGTTCGTGCGCGTAAGCGTCCATTGGGTTGCTCCTCGCCCGGCGAGCCATCATCAGCACGCACATAGCCGGGATAGTGACGTGAACCGGCTCGCGCCGGTTTCGGTCTAATCTTCGAAATGATCGCGCAGTTCCGCGATCAATGCCGGTCGCAACCACGCCGAATACCGGCGAAGCAGCAGCTTGATGATGAAGTCGACAGTCTTGTTACGTTCAGTCATGTTCGCCACTCCGTTGTTGATGCAATCATCATGGCACGGCCGATATCGCTTGTCCAGTCCTTTCGGCGAAATATTCTTGCGTTGTGATGGCTCGGGGCGCCGCATCACCCCGTGATTTCGCGGCCGCCTCCGAAAATTCCGCCATAGGCCCCCCGGCCTTTCGCCGAGGCGGGGGTGGGGGTCTGCCCTTAGGACCTGCGCAAAAATGCAGGGGTTGAAACATCTATATATCGCCTACCTCCGCTATCGCCTTGCACCCCACACGGGGATATCGCCGGGCCGTGGACGGCCCCGTGGACGATGTTGCGCGCCGACATACCCCGCCCCGACGGAAACCGCCGGGCGCACCACGCGCGATCCGGCAGGGCACACGGCCCCGCCCCACGCCCGTATATAAGGTGTCGCCACGCGCGCCGGCCCGATCACGCGTTTGTGATCGCTGTCCGCCCGGAGCGCCCTTGACACACAATCCCTTGTATCGCATTCTACAGTATCCTGCCGTCGAATTAACGATATCTCCCCGGAGCGAAGCTCGTGCCTGTTGAGACCCTGGAAATCGCCCTTATGGGCCGCAGACGGAAAGGGGGTGATCAGCCTCTGGCGGCAGTCGTGGCACGGCCACTGACTCGGGAGGACGTGGAGTCCCTCGGAACGGAACGCGGAACGCGGCCGGTTCCCGTTCGGGAACTCCGTGCCCGGCACCACCAACTCGCGCGGAGCATCGCGGCCGGCCTTTCGGCCATCGAGATCGCCGCGATCACCGGGTACAGCACCAGCCGGATCAGCATTCTGCAAAACGACCCAGCGTTTCAGGACCTCGTCTCCCACTATCGCGGCCTCGACGAGGCGGCCTTCGTCGCCGCGCAGGCCGACGCGAACGTCATGGCGGCGACCCTCAAGACGCAGTCAATGGAGGAACTCTCCAACCGGCTCGAAGACGCCCCCGAGGAGTTCACCCCGGGTCAGCTCCTCGACGTCGCGAAGACGATGATGGACCGCACAGGGCAGGGCCCCGCGACCTCAACGACCAACCTCAACATCAACATCGGCCTCGCCGATCGGGTGAAGGCCGCGCGGGAGCGCGTGATGGGCCGGCTGGTCGACGTGACGCCCCCGAAGGACGCGGCGTGATCGCGGCCAGCGATCCCTCGGCCGCACTTGTCGACCTCCTTGTCGAAACGGTCAACGACCCCCTCGCGTTCGTCGAGCGCGCGTTCCCCTGGGGGCAGGCCGGGACGGACCTAGCGGCCGACACGGGGCCGGAGGTTTGGCAGCGTGATTTGCTCGTCGCCGTGCGCGACGGCCTCGTCACCGTGGATCGCGCGATTCAACTAGCGGTGAGTTCGGGCCATGGTGTTGGAAAGAGTTGCCTCGTTTCTTGGCTCATTCTTTGGGCCATGTCGACCTTCGAGGACACCAAGGTCGTTGTCACAGCAAACACTGAAACTCAGTTGCGGACAAAGACTTGGGCAGAACTCGCCAAATGGTATCGCCTGTTTATCGGGCGCGATATGTTCAAGTTCACCGCGACTTGTCTCTACAGTGCCGACCCCGACCACGAGAAGACCTGGCGATGTGACATGGTTCCGTGGTCCGAGCGGAATACTGAAGCATTCGCCGGACTCCATAATTTTGGTAAGCGTATTCTTGTAGTGTTCGACGAGGCGTCGTCGATCCCCGACATCATCTGGGAGACCGCCGAGGGCGCTCTCACCGACCTGAACACCCAGATCATCTGGCTGGTCTGTGGCAACCCGACCCGGCCGATTGGCCGGTTTCGTGCCTGCTGGGATCGCTTCGCCGCGTTCTGGACCCGGTTCGAGGTCGACTCCCGCACCGTGCGCCGCACGAATAAGGACCAGATCAAGAGGTGGGCCGATGCCTGGGGCGACGACAGCGACTTCTTCCGCGTACGCGTACTCGGCCGTTTCCCGCGTGTCGGTGTCATGGAGTTCATTTCCGGCGAGTTGGCCCGATCCGCCGCCGGCCGGGACTCCGTCGCCGAGGCGTTCGACGCGCTCGTCATCGGGGTCGACATCGCCCGATTCGGCGACGATGCCTCCGTTATCTATTTCAGGAAAGGCCGAGATGCTCGCAGCATCCCTCCCATCGTGCTGCGAGGAGCAGATACTATGGAGGTCGCTGGTCGAGCAGCAGAGGAATATCGTCGCCTCCATGCGGACGCTATATTTGTTGACGGCACCGGCGTCGGGGGAGGCGTAGTCGACAGGCTCCGCCAGTTGAAGGTCCCCGCGTGGGACATCCAGTTCGGCGGCAAAGCCGACCGCTCGGGCGACGGGGTGGAGCAAATCCGGTACGCGAACAAGCGCGCGGAAATGTGGGGGTTCCTCCGGGAGTGGCTGAAGGGTGGCGCTATCGTCGACGACAAGCAACTCGTCGAGGAGCTGGCGACGCCGATGTACGGCTACAATGCCCGGAACGAAATTCAACTGGAGCGCAAAGAGGACATCAAGAAGCGCGGCAAGGCGTCCCCGGACATCGCGGACGCGCTCGCGCTGACCTTCGCCTACGAAGTGCTGCCCTCGCAGGACGCCGGGGGCGAGCATCGCTCGGGCGAACCCCTGGTTCAGACCGACTACGACCCGCTGGAAGCGTACAGCCTGGAGGCCGCGTAATGGGATTCTTGACCAACCTCTTCGGTGGTGGCGGCGGTGGTGACAGCGCCCCGATCATCATGCCTGCACCGACGCCGACGGTCGCTCCACCCCCGCCGACGGTGGCCGCGCCACAGGCCCAGGCCTCGGCCGCCCAGCAGCGCGCGAAAGCCGCCGCTATCGCGGGGAGCACCATCGCGACCGGGCCGGGGGGTCTGACGGATACCCCGAAGACCGCGAAGAAATCGTTGCTCGGAAACTGACGAATGGCCGACCGTCGCACCATCCCCGAACTCATCCAGCGGCTCAACGGCCGCATGGCCGGGATGCGGACGGATCGCTATAGCTGGTGGTTATCTTGGAGTGAGATTGCTCAGTACATTCTTCCTCGGCGTTACCGCTGGCTCGTGACGCCCAACCAGATGACCCGGGGCTTGCCCCTGAACGGCGCGATCCTCGATAGCACCGGGACCATCGCTGCGCGAAATTGCGCCGGCGGACTCATGGCCGGCATGTCGAATCCGAGCCGGCCATGGTTCAAGCTGGAGATCGAGGGCGTCGACCGCGACGACACGAACGAGGGCGCGATCTGGCTCGACGAGGTCGAACGCCGAATGATGCGGGTGCTCCAGGAGAGCAACTTCTACAACGCCATCGCGGTCCTCTACATGGACCTCGTCGTGTTCAACACCGCGACGATGTTGATCTACGAGGACTTTGACGACGTCATCCGCTGCTACAACCCGTGCGCGGGCGAGTACTACCTCGCGAACAGCGACCGGATGATTATCGACTCGTTCTACCGGGAGTTCATCAACAGCGTCGCACAGGTCGGTGAGCGCTGGGACCCCGCCAACATGAGTGAGGGAACCCGTGAGGCGCTCCGGCAGGGCGGGGCCGCGCTCGCCAGGGAGATCGCGATCTGCCACGCCATCGAGCCGAACGACGGAACCTACGGCATCCCCGACAAGTTCAAGTGGCGCGAGGTCTATTGGGAGCGCGGGTTCAGCGACAAGGCCCTGGAGGTCCGTGGGTTCTACGAATTCCCCTGCATCGCGCCGCGCTGGGACGTAGTCGGCAACGATGCGTACGGTCGGGGGCCGGGCATGGACGCCCTCCCCGACATCAAGCAGCTTCAGCAGGAAACGAAGCGCAAGGCGCAGGCCATCGACAAGATGGTCAATCCGCCCATGATCGCGGATGTCCAGATGAAGAACCAGCCAGCGAGTCTGATCCCCGGCGGGATCACCTTCGTCGCGGGGCTGACCCAAACGGGGAACCCGGGGATGCGCCCGATCTATCAGGTGCAGCCGCAGATCGAACACATGATGAAGGACATCGCCGAAATTCAGCAGCGGATCGGGCGCATCTTCTTCAACGATCTGTTCCTGATGATCTCCGAGTTGAACACGGTGCGCTCCGCCACCGAGATCGACGCGCGGCGCGAAGAGAAGATCGTGATGCTCGGCCCGGTGATCGAGCGGTTCGAGAACGAGGCTCTCGATCCCGCGCTGCGGCGGGTCTTCGCGATCATGACTCGGGCGAATTTGGTGCCGCCGCCCCCGGAGAGCATCCAGGGCCGCGACATCAACGTGCGGTATGTGTCGATGCTCTCGCAGGCCCAGAAGGCCGTCCAGACCGCCCCCATCGAGCGCATCCTCGCTGTGGCCGGCAACATGAGCGCGGTGTACCCCGACATTAAGGATGTCGTGAACCCGGATCGCACGATCAGGATCATGCAGAACTTCCTCGGCGCGCCGCCCCTGATGATGAATTCGCCCGAGGAGACCGCCGAGATTCGCGAGGCTCGGAACGCCGCGATGGCCGCGCAGGCCCAGCAGGCCCAGCTCGCGCAGCTCGCTGCGGGCGCGCAGACCCTCAGTGAAACTGACGTTGGGGGCGGGAAGAACGCCCTGAGCGCCCTGTTGGGCACGAGTGGAGGAGGAGTGTAATGGGGAAGAGATTCGCTGATCGCCTGCCGGCCCTGCCGGCCTGGGCACCGCCAACGGGGGCGCAGGCGCGCATTGCGCCGCAGGTGCCGCATATCGCCATCGGACTGCCGTCAGGGGACATGGTCCACAAGAACCACGCGCTGTCGCTGGCCGCGATGGCATTCAGCTACGGCATGAAGCTGACCCTGCTCGACTCGCGGTCGAGCATCATCACCAACGCGAGGAACGAGTGTGTTAAGCAGGCGCAACTCAACGGGGCCGACTACCTTTTCTTCATTGATTCGGACGTCTGCTTTCCGAATCACGCCCTCGTCCGTCTCCTTAGCCATAAGCTCGACATCGTCGGCGCAACATATCACCGCCGAGTACCTCCGTTTGATGTCCTCGGGCGTACTCTCACAGAAGGACCGACTGAAGTTAAGACG